ATATCCTATTTGAGCATTAATATCTTCATTAATTTCATTTTGTGGAGAAAATGCTACCTCAACATAATTAATATCATCTACATAAGAAGAACTGTTATAGCTTTCTTGATCAATTATAATAAAAGGAGATAATACTTCATTTTCAGGTAAATTGGTTTCATTTGATCCACTATAAGGTAAAATAGTGGATACATTTTTAATTTTTTTAGAAACTGCTGTTCTAATTCCTGAGGGGATTTGGTCTTGAAGAATAAATTCTCTATTTACTGAAAAACTTCCACTAATAATAGTAAAGTTACTATTTGAAGTAAAGGATTGAGTTATATATGAACCTGTAACTTTTGGATGGATTGATTTAGAAGCCGTATATAAATCATTTCCTAAGGTTCCCCTAAATATCAATTGATCGTAAGCACCATCTATGCCTACTCCTTCAATTGAATATGGATTCATTGTATAATCATAAAATGTTTCTTCAGGGATTATGGAATTATAGTATCTTACTTCTTGATAAGAACCACTAAATTTATTATATGTTTTTGAACCTATAGTTAATGTAGATCCTGAAAGAGGGAAAAATGAAGATGTAGAATTTATCCATGAAGAGGTTGTTGCACTTGCTGATGCTGAACCCGTGTATCCTATAATAAATCCATCATCCCCATTATATATGTTATCAGCAGCAAATAAAGAAAAATTACTTCCACTTCTAGTTACCATTACTGACCACCAATCTCCATTAAAAAATGGTAAATATATACTTGCTGAAATAGTAGGATTGGTAGAAGAGTTAGGAATAAATTTTAAAGTAGCGTATTCATTTGAACTACTAGGAATTGAACCTGAGTAGGAACCACTTGTATATCCTGAACCTGTGTATTCTAAAACAATTGATGTGTTTCCTGTATTATCTAATGTCCATAAACTTTGGGATGGATTTGTAATAGCAGAATTTAAATTTGGAGTTTTAAATCTAAATTGAAGAGTATTAGGAGTTGGAGTATTCCATAAACTATTAACTTGCCAAGGAACTATTACCTTAGAATTACTACCAGTAACGTTAAATTTATAATTAAATTTATCTTGCCAATAATCCCAATCATTATCACCTATTTTATTTTTTCCTCCAAATTCATTAATTTGAAGAATTGTATCAGGAATACCAAAAATATTAATTAATGCTTTTAAACCAGCATTTGTACCTTTTTTCTTTAAAAGATATGGCAAAGCATTATAAATCTTTTTATATGAAAGTTTTATAAAGTCATCAATTGTTGGAATATCTTCTGGGGTTGGGACTGAAGCTGTTACATAATTAGTAATTAAAGTGCTTCCTGTTGTTGGGTAAAGACCACCATTAGCAGAAAGTCCAATCATTGAACTATATATATTTTCTAAGGTATAAGTACTATCATATATTTTAGTACCTAAAGACTTTAATACTGTACCTATTACATCTTTAGAAACACCTTCGTATAAATTAGAATTAGCATCCAATTTATCAGTCATTGCTTTTGTATACAACCAAATTTCATCAAAGAACTGACCAATCATATTTGTAAACAACATATAATTAGTATTACTTGGATTTGATCTTATATATTCAGGAACAACATAAGCTAAATTATTTTGATTATTAATATCATAATCGGATGCTGTTGTTGATTGAGCATTATACCAAGTTATAGCTTGTGTACTTGTTGGTGGGGAAATTATATAATCTTTCATATGCTGATGAGAAGAAAATAAAATTTTCATAATCAGTATAATCTACATTTATGTCTATAGAAGATGCTGATATTTGATTCATTAACTGGTATAAGGAACCAGATAATGAAGTTGAGGTAATACTTGTATAGTTTTGATATTGAGTTAAAGGACCTGTTTCATCTTTTATAGGAATATTATAATTAGGTCCTGAAAGATAAATTGAGGAATCTAAAATAATTTCTTCTGTGGTGAAATCTATTTGATAAGCAACTGATTCTGCTTTTTTAAGAACAACAGAAAGTTCTGTTTTTAATCCAATACTTACTGGGAGGGGTTCGTATAATTTGACTAATAAAGAAACTGTATTGTTTTGAGGATTATACTCTAATACAGAATTAACTCCTATAACATATATGTTATTCCCAAAATTTAAGTAAAATTCATCAAAATAATTGTTAGATTCTACGTTTTGTCTAAATATGTTATATAAATCATAGTTAGAACTACTTATAAAATTAGTAATTGTAGGGTCAACTATGAATAAAGGATTTGAATTCGAACTTAATCTTAATTCAGTTCTTGAAGGTGAAATTTCACTAATAAATAAAGGACTAGCTTCTGTACCTAATTCAGGAGCTATGAAATTATATATTGTTTTAACAATACCTGTGGTATATCCAGCATTAATAATATCTGCTTCAGGATATATAACCATATCTATTATACTTCCTGAGGCATCAATAAGTGATGGTTTATATGATCTTAAATCATTATTTGAAGATAAAAGATTATTATTAAAATCATATACAAAATATTCAATCTTATCATTAACTGGGTTAAAGGAAGAAGTGATTGTAGTATTTGGAATAACAGATACATCTTCAGAACTTATAGTTTGAAGAGTAAGAGTATTTGGATCTATGTTTGTAATATTAACCATTTAAATTTTGTAAAGTGTTTAAAGCATCTTGAACCGAGATTGAAGTATTTTGAGCTAACTGTTGTTGAAGATCTAAATTTTCTTGTCTAAGAGCCGTAATTTCTGCAATTAAAGCATCTATAACTTCATTTCCACCTGCTTCAGATCCTATATATTCTTGACTAGTTATCACAAGATACTGATGGGAATCTGTATCTCCAAATTTAGGTATTTGATAAAACAAATCTTGATAATACTGAAAAAACTCAACTATAGAAGGTAAAATAGAACCTGTAGAAGGTACTGTAGTAGATGTTAATTCAGAAAAAGATGTATCAATAGTGTTATCAAATGCTGTTTTTTGAAATACTTGTTTAGTTAAGGGAAAGTTGCTCATTATCCGTTAATTACTTTAAAATAATATTGATCATCAAATACTTGAACAGTTCCTGCAATATCTGTTTTTATTAAAACTGTATAATATCTTTCAGGTTCTAAACCATTCATATAAACATCAAAATAACTTGAATCAGCATCCGCACTAATTTGAGTAAACAAATCATCAAATTCAACTACATATTCATTTGTATCTAAATCCTTAATAGCATACCAAGATGATGTAGGTAAGTAATAATTATTAACATAAGCCGATGATGTTTGCCATAATTGAGGTGGATACTCAGGACGAACATTAATTCTAAATCTATTATAACTTTGGCTATAAAAAGTACCAGGGTTATTAGCTAGTGTTAATGTTGCTGGGAGGGTATTTAATATTGTTTGGGTTGATGAGCCTGTATTCCAGGTATAATCTCTCCAACTAAATTGTAAAGCAGGGGGATAAATTGTATGTGTATCCCTAGAAAAATATTTTAATTCAGGTTGAACATCTTTATTATTAATAAATTCAACTGATTGTTTTATAAGGAATCCATCTGTAGTTATAGAACCTGTATACCTAGCTCTAATAATGTTTGTTACATTTAAATTTAAATCTTTACTCTCCCAATATCCAAAAGTTGCTGAGGCACTTATAGGATAAGTATTTGAATTAAACCAAGGAACAGGAGAACCAGTAAACCAGTTACCACCACCCTTTGATGATGTTGGAAAATTAAATGAAGCTGTAACACAAGCAGGATAACTTCCTGTCAACCATTGAGTTCCTCCTGAACCTGAGTAGGTGCGCCAAATCCAACTAGTACCACTAGAATTTAATGGAGAATCTAAATATCTACCCGTACCCATATCCCAATTACCATATACAGGATAACACTCAACTGTTGTATTTGCTTGTAGGCCTGTAGATGTTGCTATAAAACATTGGAGATTAGATTTCCATAAATTATTATTCAACAATTGAACCGAACTACTAATTCCTATTTTATTTTCTAAAACATCATCTATTTCATTTTCTTCAAAATTAATTAAAAAACGACTAGTTTGAGGATTAGGATCAGCATAAGCAAAAGATGTTTCTGTTGCTTCTACAATTTCATCTAACCCTGTATTCATACTAGGGAATAAAGAATATAATGTAGCGTCTTTAGTAGGAAATAATTTATATACTGCCATTTGTTTTTATATTAAAAAGGTACTACTTTACCTTGAATGTCGGAATTTGGAAATTTAACTTCAAAAATCATTGGATCTAAAGAAGGATATACTACATTATTAGCTGTAGCTCCTGAGATGTCATATGCATAATCAGAATATCCATCATTAGAACCTACTTTATTAATTATTTGAATAGATTTAACAGTTTGTACACCTTCAATTTGATCAAGGGCAACATATAAATTTCTGTAGTTTATAGGTTGATTTATCTGCCAATTATCAATATTAAATATGTCTTGTAACGCTAATATACATTTTAGTAACACTTCATCTGAGTTAGCACCGGGAAGGGTGATTATTTCAAAATTAACGCCTATATTAATTATAAATGCGTCTCTAATACCAATCGAATCATTAATCATTTTGTATTGAGACAAATATGTATTCAAATTTCTTTTTAAAGCATCAGAGGCAGTAGTTAAGTTTTTAACATTATTATATGATAAAACATATAAATCAATTGTACTAATAGAACGTGAAGCAGCATTTGGTTTTGTTGCATATATTTTTGCTACTGTTCCATATTCAGAAGGTAAACTTAAAGATCTAATTACATAATCATCAAAAGTTACATTTCGTAATTGACTTTGAAAACTACCTAAAGAATTTTGTCTTAATTCATTAATATCATCTCCATCAGATCCACCAGAAGCAGCTTCAGGATTAGTTACTAATAAAGTATTAAATATTTGTTGAGCTAAGTTAGGATCAGCAATACTTGAATTAATAAATGATACATTAGAAGTATTTAAATTCTGAAGTGAATTTGCTTGGGCATTAGCTTCAACTCCCCCTCCAACAAGATATCTAACTGTTAAAGTTGTATTTGAAGGAGAAATACCATAAGTATTTGTAAATATAAAGTTGGTTGGTGCGTAAGCGGTTGTTAATTTACTTTGATTATCTGGGAGACCAATACCAACATTGTCAGGATTAGGGATAATCACTTCAGTTGTATCATTAGGATTTCCGGAACCAAATTGGATTTGTAAATTTGTTTTATCTAAAAATCTTGTAGCAAATCTATTTTGAACAGATTTAATTCTTAATAAATTAGCAACATCTGGGTCTTGGAGATAATTTGGATCATTTGGATTTGAATTATCTATAGATTCAAAAATAGCATCTTGGGCTAAATAATCTACCTCATACCATGTATCTCCAGTTGTATTATCAATAATATCTAAAATACCAATAATATTATTATCAGTAATAGTTCTTGAATCAAAAGGTACTGGGGAGGTAAATGAAAATGTTGTTGATTTAATAGTAGCTGATATGGCTTTTACATATTTTTTAACCAAGAAGTATGTAGGTACATTACCTGTTGTAGTAAGAACTGTTACTTCTGTTGGATCACTTGAACTACTAAAAGAAAAATTTACTTTATTAGTAATTAAAAATTGTAAAGAACCATTAAGATTAGAAGTAACGGTAGTATTAGCCGGAATTTGCATAGCATAAGTATAATCAGGAACTTGTACAGCAGGACTTCCTGAAGGAGTTGCTGGGAGTTGTTGATAAACTTCTAAGGTTGCTGTTGCTGCATTTGTTGCTTTGGGTTTATACCCTAACATATAAGCCAAATCATATAAATTTTGAGTTTGGCGAGAATACTGAATAAATGTTTCTTGGAATTGGTTATCTACATAAAATGATAAAACATCACCCACATAAGCCGCCATTTCCATAAACATCATACCTGGTGATGCTGGAGTAAAATCGTTATATGTGTTGGGGAAATAGGTTTTAGTATAATTAATAAGACTATTTCTTAGAGATGTAAAATCTCTATCAACGTATTTTATGTCTCTTCTAACGGCCATTTTTATAATATAATATTAATTTCGTCTTGAACACCATTGTTTATTACTTGGTATTTTACATTTATTTTTATTGTGTTTGTATCTTCATTAATATTTGTAGTAATTTGAGCTATACTAACAAAAGGGAAATATTTACTAGTTTCATCTGTTACTAATTTTTTTATAAAATCATTAGTTAAACTATCTATATTTTCGAACACATATTTTCTTAATCCACTTCCAAAAAATGGGTTAAATACTCTTTCTCCTTGATCAGTTGAAAAGAAATTAATTAAGTTATTTCGTACAGCATCTTTAGTCAAATAGTTTGATTGAAATACAGCAGGAGCATTGAAAGGAATATTAACTCCTATAGCTTTTCTATCTATAGAATCAATTGGAAATCTATTTTGAACAATTATTGCCATTTTTATTTTTTCATTAATCCCATTATCATATCTAATCCTACTTCTCCAGCTGGTAAAGCACCATTAATAGTATCTACTGATTGGGGTTTAAATTCATTTGCATATTGAGAAGTTACAGTTCCACCATTTTGCATTTCACCTAAAATCCCACCAAACATTGCTTGTCTTTCAGCTACTGTTAGTTTTTTAGGTTGTTCAATGTGTGGTTGTGCATAAGTATCTCTTATGGTTTCATTAACAACCGTTTTAGGAGCACGTACTGCTTCCAATAGAATTTCTTTCAATTCTTCTTGAATAGCTTCTTTTACGGCTTCCTTAATAATTTTTTTAAATTCTGATGGTTTCATTGTTTATAAATATTAAAATTAGTAAGCTTTTAAATTATCTCTGTCAATTATTAATTTAAGTTCTGAGACTAGGGTTTGGGCGTTAGAGGTAAATGATAATTCAGTTTGGATTAAAGGAATCCCTTGAGAATTATATCCAACAGCTTTTTTTCTTATTACTGTTGGGGTGTATGGGATTTCCTCAATTTTTATATTAAAACCTTGATAACTAGTTGTATCAAAATCATCATAATTATCATTTCCATAACTAATGTATTGATTTGTTGTAGCTGATAGTTGTTCGATATTTTTATGGTCAGCTTCAGGAAGACATTTTTGTAAAGCTAAAGTAAGACTAGTTATTGTAGAAGAAAGATTTCTTAATGTTAATGAAAATAATGAAATTCCTAAAGTCAAAGCATTAGCACCAGCAATAATAGGAGGTAATTTTGGAGTTCCATCACTTTTATATAATAATTTATTATTAACATAATCTAAATCATCTAAAAGAGAAACAACAAAACCAGGAACTAAGGGAATTGCTTTAGCTGCTGCTGAAGCTATTGGAATAGTTATTTGGAGTGCTGTAGAAATTTGTTGGATAGTATTAACACCCGTTGATGCTATTTGACTAATGTTAGCTACTTTATTTACTCCTTCAACAGTATTATTTATATCTTTAACAATATCATTAAATTGATTTAAAATGTTTTTTGTTACAACTTCTGGTGGGCAAGCATCTTCTAAATTTATATAATTAGAGGCCAATGCTAATATATTAGGAGTTACTATTCCTACTATTTTTTTAGTTTGAGAATTTATAACAGGACCAAATTTACTAAGACCTTCAGGTTTTTGATCAGTTGGAGTGTTATTTGTTACGGTTTCAGAAGCTGTTTGAGCTGTTGCTTTTCTTTTTTCTTTATCAGCTTTTGCTTTTTTTCTTGCTTCTTTTTGATTAGCTCTAATTGCTTGAGTTTCTGCTTTTTGTTTTTTATGATAATCTTTTAAAGATTCATTAAAAGCAAAATTTTTATTATCTTTTTGATCTTGAAGATTGTTAGCAGTTTCCTTACTAATTTTAGATAATTCGGATTTTTTTATATTTGGATCAGCAGCTGCTTTAATTAAAGAACTTGCTTTTGAAGGATCTATGATAGCCATTATATAGTAAAATTATCTTTAGAGGTAAGTTCCTGGTTATTTAATCGAGTTTTTAAAGCACTAAGGGTTGTATTTACAACTATTGCCTGTTGATTCAAAGGTGCTAATAACACTCCCGCCGGGACTCCAACTAATGTTTGACATGTATTCATAAATGATTGAAGAGAATCTATCAATTCTTCTAACAAATCAACTGTTTGGTTACCTAAAAGTAAAGGTTCATCAGCTTCTTTATCACCTAAATACAATTTATTTGTTTGAATAACCATAGTATCTGTATCAATGTTAACACTTTCATTAGCGTTTAAGTTAACAGACATATTAGAACTTAAAAGAATATGATCTAATGAACTATTAAATACTAATCTTCCTGAGGTTATTATTATTTGGCTACCACTATATTGGTTAGGAAATGTTGGTGGGTTTGATTGGTAACTTGAATAATTAGATGAAGCCGCTTCTAAAGGTAGTTGTTGAGTACTACCAAAATATATAGATCCTAAATCTTTATTTATTTCTTCAATAGTAGGAATCCAAGCTTCGGTTTCTGTTGGAGCTTGACCATTTCTTAATATTAAAATAGGATCACCATTTTCACCGGTTCTAGACCATGGATTTTGATCTAAAACGGTTGAACCGAATCTAATACTTTGACCCCATCTACCTTCATAAATTATATCTCCCTCATAAGGTTGAAGATATTTAATATTACTTCTTTCTACAAATGTATTCCCTAAATTAATTTCTGGAGTTGGGGCATCTGAGTTAGTTGAAGCACCAGCTTCTGCTCTTTGGTATGAAATATTTTTTGGTTGGGAATCGGATTCTAAATTCCAATCTATAAGAGGATCGGGGAATGCATTTTGGTGGGAAGTATTCCAAAGATTTATTGGTTGGAAATAATAATAATCAGTTTGATTTAAATCAACATTTCGAGGATCTTGAGTTCTTGTTGATGGGAAAGAAACTATATAAGTTATTTCATTTAATAAAGGAACTTGTCTTATATTAGGAAATAAAGGTTTAGCAAAATTATAATTATAAATTAAATTATCTTCAAATACATCACTTACAGGAACTATGGGATTAGTAAAGGGTTCAAATAGAATACCTCCTAATGTATCATAAGATCCATATTTTTCAAATAATTTAGGATAATCATTTTTAATAGCTACTGGATCGAGAAAGGTAAAGCGGACTCTTACTGGTTGGATTACAAACTTCCCAGGTTGATCAAAAAAACTTTGATCTTGTGCTGATTGGGCTGCTAAACCATATTCTGCATATCCTGCCATTATTTACCTCCTTTTAACTCATTCATAGTAGATAGTAATTGTTCTTTTTCTTCATCAGAAATAGTTAAAGCACCATCTGCTGTTTGAGTTTGCATTGCGCGTTGTGCTAACGCAGCCATTTTAATTAAAATATCATCATTTTTAACACTTATATCCATGTATTCCTTAATTAAAGGAACAATTAAAGTTGCATCACCAATATCTGAAATAAGGGGTTTTAACTCATTGATAAGAGCTGTTACTTGTTTGTCTTTTTTTTGTTGGTTATTATAAATTTCCTCTAAAATATCGGAGAATTTTTTCTTACCAAAGACAACATTATCGAACTGTGACATAAATATACATTATTAGTTTATTCTTTAGGAAATAATTCATAAATATTTTTAGTACAATAATCAGTATAAAGATCTATAAAATTAGATAAACGTTCATCATAAGGAGATTCATCAATTTGATATGAATGTCTTTCATCTTCTTCTAAAGTTTCAATTGGAGCAGTATCAACACGTTTTTTATAATTTTTCTGGTTTGAAAGAATTAAATAGCGTTTAGCAATTGTTCCAAAATAAGAATATGCTTTAGCTCCTTTTTCGGGGTTAAATAAATGGATTTTAGATAACAAAAATGTAATTACCTCGTGTTGTAAATCCTCAATATTATCTACCTCAGTATAATAAAACTTAAAAGTATGAATAATGTTTTCAGTAAGTTTAAAAAAAGCGTAATGAATTCGTTCTCTATAAATATTACTTCTTACTTCGGGATCAGGAGTGTTATTATATAAAACAATAGCATTTTCCGTATCTTGGGTGAAGTATTGGACACCCTTCTTTTTCTTTTTTACTACTACCTCTTCCATTATTTAATATTTTTAATAATAAAAGCGTTTAATGCTGTTTGGATTGTTTTGATTTGTTCAAAGAAAAATCCTACTTCATCATCTGATTTAAAACTACCTTTTGCATCTACTTCCATCATTTTCTTTTCTGATAATTCAATAGTATCGGAAATTTTGTTTAGGTAAGTCATGTAACCTGAAAGGATATCTTCTTGTTTTTCGTTTTTCTTAAGAAGATTAAAGGTCGTGAATCCTAGAGTCACGACCAATATTGAAAGAATAATAATTGTTAAAATCATAAGTTGTCTAATAAGTTTTTAAGACCCTCATTTTTTAATGAACCCAATGCTTTTGTTTGAGCTCCTGTTTTAGAGGGATACTTTTTATTTGACTCCAATGTAAATTTTTTCTTTGGCTCCTCCACGCTACTATTTAATTTAGGTAACCACTCACGTTCAAACTCAATACGTGCAGCCATTAAATCGGCCTGGTGGACTATAAAAGGTAATGCTGTGCGAGGTTTTTGTTCGGGCATGTAAGTCATTAAATATTTCTTATTAGCGTCATCATACAAACCATCATGAGTTTGGATTGCTACCATTTCATTGAATGAATATTTAACATCATGTGCCTGGAGTAAGTATAAACCACGATCGGGAACAGAGGCAAATGGAACTTTAGTGTTAAACATGTAGTCTTCACCTAATTTTTCTCGTCTCCAATTATCAGTTTGAGGAACATATGAATCTTCACTTTCAGAACCCATTTTTCCCAGGTCATGATTTAACGCAGAAAATACTAATTCCTCTTTAGTAAATGTATCTAAATCAGCTCCCATTTCTCCCCATAATTTATGAAGATGAAGAGCACAAGTTACAACACGATTAACATGTTCTATATACCCCCCAGGAAAAGCATTATGGTATTCTTTTTTATGAGCCGCAGGCATTAATACAATACGATCTTCATATGTTTCATAAAACTCTTTTAATTTAGTTTTACGTGGTTCGGAAATATGGTCATCAATGAAACCCATAAAATCCAACCAATTTTGTTGAATTTGTTCTGCTGTTAATTGCATATCTTTAAATTAATTGATTTCTCCTCTCAACTTCCCCCTCGGCTTTCTCTAACCGTCTCATTATAATCTCTCTATTTTTCATAACATTCTTTATTTTTCTTTTTTCCTCGTATCTCAAATATAATGATATGAAATTGGACCTCCAAGCTTAGGTTAAAGACTTCTCAACAAAATCTTGAATCTTTTTTAAATGCGCACATTTTTCATATTCTTCAAGTTCCTGGAAATAGGAAATAGCGAATTTTATGTATGTAATAAATAAATCATCTCCATAATGGATTAGAGGATCTTGATGTTTAGTATTAGAAGGATCAATTTTGCTTATCCAAAACCAGGCTCTATTGTACACTATAAATTCTCCGGCATCTTCAACATCATATAAATCTAATTCCTCATCCATTTTAGAAAAGAAATTCATAAGAGAACGATTGTAAACTTTATGATTTTGGATAAGTTTTTTAAACATAAAGTCCACAGCGGCTTCTACCACTTGAGCTTTTTCAGGGAGTGAATTAAATTCTTCCCCATTGAACAATCCAAATATTTTGTTTACATCCACGGATATAAATATGTCTATAACTCGTTTATATTGCGTATAACCGCATACCGCTTGAAATTCATATGGGTGTGCGACATATATCTATACATAACTATATAAAAAAAGCCGCAAAATGCGGCTCTTTCCATTGATTTATATTTTTATTATTTAATATCTGCAGATTCAATTAAAGTGTAAGTAAATGATTTACCATGAATGGCTGCTGCTTTACGAGCAATAACCATAAATGCTTCAAAATCAGCTGCTTTTTTAAACACTTGACATCCTTCAGACCAATTTTCAACAAACGTTGAATCAGCACCTGCTTTATGTATATTAATACCAAATACACCTTCAGCAATTTTAGTTTCATCATAAGTCATATCACGATTTGCATCACGATAAACTTTAACTGGTTTTGCTTGTTTTAAAGCTTCGTATTTTCCTTGGTGTAAACCTAGGGTATGTGAACCTCTGTATTGACCTTCAACTAGACGAGCAACACCTGCTGCGTTGTGATATTCTTTAACACCTTTCTTACCTGGATCTGTGGTGCAAGGCCATTGAGCGAATTTCCACTCACCACTTTCTTTATAAGAAACAGTCATTGTATCGTCAAATACATTAGTAACTACTTGACCCGTTGCAGAGTTTCTAACTCCTACTATATTAACATCAAAATCTTTTGCGCCTTCAAACCAAGCATATCCTTTAGCTTTTACAGCGGCTTCTATTTGTTCTCTTGTGTAAGCCATTATTTTACGTATTCGTAGTATTTATAAGTTTTTAATTTTCTATCTTCTAATCCGTGAGTACCACCATTAATTCTTTTAGTTAATTCTAAAATAGCAGCATCATTAATTCCTTT